CCCCCCCCCCCCCCCCCCCCCTCAACCACAAAGGTACCCACTGTGAAACTCGAACTTAACGATATCGGCGAACTCGACCAGTTCATGCAGTACTGCGTACACGTTGGCCGCCAGTTTTTGCAATCAACGCTTGGACATACTGCGGCGGCGGCGGCGGCGAGCAAATCGCAGGAACCGCGCGATTTGTTCGTCGAGGCGATGGCGAAACTGCCCGACACACCGCCTGAGGATGCGGAACCGCTGTCAAGGTTGATTGAGCAACACTCGGAAAACGTCGAAACGCAGGAACCTGCGCGTCGCAAACGTCGCACCAAGGCGGAAATGGAAGCGGCCCGTGCTGGCGAAACAACCACGGAACTTGTGGCCACTGGATCGATGGACGCTGCGGCGGACATTGCAGCCGCTACGCCCGTCGATAATCCGTTCGCTATCGCGGCGACCGCTACTCAGGTGATCCTGGATGCGCCGGCGCAATCCTCGTCAATGCTGGCCGGGACGGCTGTAATGCAGGCGGCCGACAAAGCCACCGCCGCACCGAGCGGGATCGAGAGCATCGAGCATCTGCGCGCGTGTCAATCGTTCATCCAGACGCACGGCATGACGAAATACAACGAGTCGTTTCGCGACGGCCTGAGTGCAAACATCGCGGCCTATACGCCTGAGCAGCGCGCGCAGCACGTCGCGATCCTTGAACAACTGGCTGCGTGACCGGAGTGAATCATGATTGCAATCCTGTTCCTGATCCTGATCGTTTGCGCGCTTGGCGCGGGGGCGGGATTACTCTCCGCGCTGTGCAGTGTGTTACGCCTGGTGTTCGGATTGCTTGACGCGCTCGTGCAGCAAGTCCCGAGCGGCGTAGCGCTGTTCTTACGGCTCGCGACGTGGGCCGTGGTGCGGTCGGCGAAGGTGTTCCGCTGGGTGTATGGGCGCATGAAGCGCGACGGCTTGTGGATCGCGCAGCACGCCTACGTGTGGCTTCTTGTATGGTCGTATCTGCTGCGCGAATGGTACGTGTCTAGCGAACTGAAAAGGCGAGGTGCATGATGCTATTGACCGCTTACGTAGAATACGAGCGCTTCTCGCATGGCATCGACACGGAGCCTGGCCATTACGGTTGCGGGTGCGTATGACAGAGGGGGTGCTCAAAGCCTGCGTCGTTCGGCGTACCCCCTCTCACTATCCATGACACGCGCCGAATGCGCGCTGCCGAGATCGAAGTGGAAATATCTGCTGATGCTCGTCGCGCCGTTCGTCGTGTCTTGGGATGGCTAGCGATCAACGCGTAAAATAAGGCCCGCGCAAAGCGGGCCTTAGCCTTAGCCTTAGCCTTAGCCTTAGCCTTAGCCTTAGCCTTAGCCTTAGCCGCGCTCAGAGCGGTGAGACTTGCAGCGTATTGAAAACGAACACGACGACGGCCGGCTGTAGAATCTTCTTGCCGCTCGGCGCCTTGTACGACCGCATGAACCCGTTCGTAAGTTCGTAACGCTTGCCGACTGCCGGAAGCGTCACGGTCACTTGCTGCGTGAGCTTCGTGCGATTCGAGTACTCGTACTGCCAGATGTTTTCGAACAGCCCGAGCGAGGGGGAATCGGCCTGCAAGGTCATCGTGAACGGAATCTCGTTGAATACGAAGCCCGCCGACAGCTTGCCGTCGATGCCCATGCTGTATTCGCCGTTCTCGACTTCATCGAAATCGAAAGCGTCATCCGCAGCGTAACCCTGCACGCGTTGCGCGCTCGTGTAGAGCGCTTCGGTAATCATCGTGAGAGTTGAATTCGCGACCGTCAACGTCCCTGCCATAGCTGTATCCCCTTAAATAATAGCAACGCTGTTGACGTTGAGTTGCTGCACGGACCCTCCGTCTGACCAGAAAAGTGTAGCCGCGGGGCTTGTGCGCTGCTGGCGGCCTTGCCCGGCGTCCGCTGGGTTGCCGATCAGGTAGTACCAACCGCGCGACTGTACCACGTCGCTGATGTCGCGGCCGGCGGCCGTGTTGATCTGCTGGACCTGGCTCTGCGTGAGCGTGACGCCCGCACGGATAATGCCGCTCGTCACGGCCGCCGTGATGACGCCCATCGCGCCCTGATAGAGCGCGGCGTAGCCGTCCGAGTTGTAAGGAATGCTGTCGTAAGCAAGTAGCGTCTCGAAGTTCGCGCGCTGCAATTCGCGGTTCAGATAAATCTGGTCCAGATATGTGTCCGACCACAAGAACGAACCCGACGTTTTCCCGTTGTAGGCAATCGTGTAAGTGTTCGCCGCATTTGCATACGCACCGATGTATGTGTAGCCGTTCGACAGCAGCGCGTTCGCGCGCGTCAGGTCGTCGACAGTGGCCGGTGTGCCCGCGTTGAACTGACGGAAAGCTAGTGTGGTGCGGCCGTTCGTGATGTTGTAATTGATCGACGCGGCGTAGCCCATGAAGGCCGCAGCGGTCGCTACCGTGCCGTAGACGGGCGTCGTGCCCTGATACGGCGCGGCGAGCACCTGCGCGCCGAACGAAGCTGCGTTGTTGAGTATCAGGCTAGCAGCATCGGTGTCCCATCCGAGATACCAGTACTGATAGTTCTGACCGCTGTTCCACTGCGCGAACGCGAGACGATCGGCGATGACGGTCGCCCATGTGGTGGAGAACGAACCCCAGTTCGTAGTCTGTGCCACGAGGCGGTTCATCGCGCTGGCGGGCGTGTCAGCCGCGACACCTGCGGTCTGGATGAACGCGCCCGCCGACTGTGCCAACCCGACACTAGTGGCGAGTGTGCCGGACACGTCCGTCGATGTCGCGGCCGGGCCGGTTGCAGTCGTCAGCAACAGAAAACGGTTGCGCGCGACATCGTAAGTGATCGCAAAGTTGGGCGACGTAAAGGCCGCCGTCATCTTCGCAGCGGCGTCCGCAAAGCTGGTTGCAGTTGACAGGTTGATCGAACTTGACGTGAACAGCGCAGTCGTGGTGACGATCAGCGTACCGGTGAGCGCTTGCAACTGCGTCAGCGTCAGTGCGCCGAGGCTCGCACCATACGCGCCCGCCGGTGTCGCTGTCGAGGCATAGCGCGCATAGGTGAGCGAATACGGGAGTTGACCGCCATTGACGACGCCGGGGAAATAATTGTCCGCGGCGTTTCGCTCAGGCGAGGCGGGGCCGAACCACGAACCGGCCGTTGCCGCCGTGAAGAACGTTTGTGGTTTACCAGGCGGGATTGAGGGGTCTTGTGTCAGCATAACGCCAACAAGGCGCGAAGCCGCTCCGCCGGCGCCGATGACGCCCGGAATAACCTGCGCGATCTGACTGATAGGAATCGTGGGCATGCTCGCGTTTCTCCTTGATGCGCGAAAAGCGCCGAAAGGCGCGATTGAGTGACGCTATTTACTTCGCGCAGTCTATCATTTGCGCTAATCGGTGGAAAGAGTTATGGCGCCCGGTAGTCAGCCGGGACGGTCAGGTCAAGCTCGGGCGCGGTCGAGAAGAATTCTTGCGGCAACGAAACAGTTTGGTTCGCCTGCAAATGTAAGCGCAACATGAATCGCTGTTCATACTGCAATTCCGCATTGACAATATTCAACTGCTGCGGCTCGTCGGCGTATAGCGGCGTCACCGGCAGTGGCGCGCCGGACGTTGGCATCGCGAGGTAGCCGTTGAAAAAATCCGACGTCCAGAGCGACGGCCATGCAATAGCGATCGTGTTTGCGAGATCGGGCGCGATGGGGCCATAACAGTCGCATTGATACAGGTATTCAGTGTCACGCTCGACATTGACGACAAGGCTCGCGGCGTCATAATCACGCCGGAGCTGATTTTGGCGCACAACAATACCCGGCTGCAACACGACATAACTGGCGCCGGGCGGCGTCGCTGTCATGTTCTGGAAACCCTTGAAAATATTGGCGGACAGCGTGGAGCCGAAAACCGCATCGATGTAGCCCCACAGCGCGTCGAAGAGCTGATTTTCGGTCGGCGTCAGTACGGCGGCGGTCAAGGGTTTGCTCCATTCTTCAATTGTGCGAGCAGCGTCGCGAGGTCTGCGGCGTTGAGCTGCTCCGTGATATTAAACGAGCACCACGACGGCCAAAACTCTTGCACCTGATTGATGTACCACCAAGTGCCGTTAAACGCGCAGATCGAGCCGCCTGTTCCTGTCGGGCGGTCCAGATCGCGAAAGTTGCCGTACGCATAGACCGTGTACAGTGATTTGTTGTATTCGAGGCCGCGCTCCTGCTGCAAGCCGGAGTGGGCGTCCGCCTGAACTTGCAAGCGCGCAGAGACCGCTGAGAAAGTCGGCGTCAGGATGCCGCGCACATTCGTGCGACCGGTTGACACGTACACCGTGCCGGGCGTGTCCGAATTAATCGTCTCGATCGCGCCCCGAACCACATCGTGAAAGTTAAAGTTGACGGTCACGATTTATCCTTGACGGCCGACTCAACGCTGTTCAGCAAATGTGACGTAAATGTCAACCCTTTGTTAAACCCTTTAAACGCGGCCCACTTATCGCTATTATCCGCCGGCCAAGCATTAATGGTCGCTTGAATGTCTTCCTTCATGACTTGGCCGATCGTCGCGAGCGCCTGCTTCGGATTGACTGGGAACAGATTCATCGGATCGGCACCTGATCCGCGCGTCAATAGTTTCAGGATTCCTTCGACCCACTTCTCTTTCTCTCGCAGCACGGTCGTCTGCATGAAAGGACGCGGATGATTCTGGCCCGTGCCGTACTCCAGCGCTGCGGCAATCGTTGCAACGTGCATACCTGCGCGCGCATCATCCACTTCCACGCCGCGCGCGTGGTCAATGATTTTCTGCGCCGGATACGTCGCGTTTGCCAGAATGCCAGCTTCGACCGATAGCGAATCCGGTGCAGCAGGCATCTTCAAACCGCGGCGCGTGACGCTCATACGCCACCCGGCATGTTCGTGAACGGCACGCCGTATGCGCGAGCGTAGCCGACGCCAGACGGCACCCCGAAATATTTAGCCGAACGGAACGGCGCCGAAGCGGCCCAGAACAGTGCGCCATATTTCGTCTGTAGGTACCAGGCCGCCATGGCGGAGCCCTGCGGAACCTGGTAATCAAACTGCGACGTGACTGTGCCTTGCGTCGCGCTGGATATGCGGCCCGGCGGCGTGTTGTTCAATGTTGGCGTGGCGCTCGTGCCATACAGCAGTAACAGGTGCGCAACGAGCAGATAGAACAGCTGCGTACGTTGTGTCAGGTCCATCACCGGCCCGTTGTCGGTGTTATCGAGCAGCGTGGTTGAGGCAATCAGGAACATGTTGTTCGCGCGCGCGTCCGACACGACGTAGGGCGCCGCGTTGAACTCGGGGTACTCCGCCTTAAACGCGGTAGGGTCAAACGTCACGATAGCCATATTCCTGACCTCTCAATCAGTTGCCCGGGCCTTTGTCACCTTCGCCGTCTACCTGGATGCGCATGTGCTGCGGCAGACCGTTCGACGGGTCTTTGGGGTCGATCGGGTCAAACCCGCTGTTCACGTCCTTGCGCTCAATCGCTTTGTCGCTCGCGTCTTGCGGCTTATTCATCGCGAACACGATTTCGTTTTTCATGTACGCAGCCTTGCCGATCACCGGGTGCGCTTCGACAGCCGCCCAAACCGCAGCATTGATACCTTGCGTCATGCCGTGCCCGCCGACTGCATATGGCGACATAGCGCCATGCAGCTTGATGTCGATGCCTTGCTCGGGAATCTTGATGTGCAAACCTTGCGGGAGCTTGCACGCGATGGTGAGCGTATCGCCGGACGAAACGCTTTTGCGGGTAGCCATAAGGACCGATCTCCGAAATGAATAAGGACGGCCACTATGGCCGTCCTTCAAGTTTAGCGTAAATCTATCATGTTGTCAGCTTCGCACGTCGCCGGCGGCACGAAGCGCATCGACATCAATGTCCGCGAAGTATGCAAGGATCGTCACGGGCCTTCTCCGTTCCGTTCCGTTCCGTTCCGTTCCGTTCCGTTCCGTTCCGTTCCGTTCCGTTCCCTTGATGTATTGCACCATTCCATCGCGCTCTTCCTTGGTGTCCGCCACGACGCGCTGCATGCAACCATTCTGGATTGCCGATCGCTCGCGCAGGCGCGCAATGATCGCTCGTGTGTCCATCAGATCACCTCCCGCACCGTGTTGCTGTGGCCTTTTTTCATCAGTTCGGCCTGCATACCGATCAGCAGTACGAGCAGGCCGCCAGGCCGCGGCAGCGCTTCCGTGCGCGCCGTGATCGCGCAACCTTCTGTTCCTGTTCTTTCGTAATGGTGCTCATGCTGTTCTCTCCGTTGTGAATGGACTTACAACAGATAGTAATGGCCTATTCTCGTCAGCGTCAAGGAAATCTGTCGGCGGGACGTAATAGCGCGCGCTCGCGGTTCGCTCCGTCAACCAGCCGCGAGCCGTCAACCATTTCGTGTACTCGCGCGTTTTTATGGCCCGGCCGCTTGGCGTCGAATCTAGCGACGCGCGAATCTGCGAGCCCTTGATCTTGCCGTTGAACTGATTTACCAAGCCGCGCATCAGCTCGGGCAAAATATCATCTACTTCCGACACCACGGTGCCCACACCGCGTCTCATGTCCGCCTGGTTGAAATCGAACACGGCATCCGCAGCCTGCTCGATCAATCGTTCATAAACGCCATCCTCATCGCAGAAGCGCGCCTTCGCCTCGGCGAACAATTGCGGCGCCTCCACAACCCAGTTCGGGTCGATCCGCTGCTCGACCATGACCGGCATGAACCGGCGGTTGCCATCCTCGTCACGATTCAACTCGTGCTTGTTTGCGGTGCCGATCAGCACGAAGCGGCGGGGGTGAGGTTCCGCGCGGCGCTCATAGGGTCCACGGTATACGTCCTGGCATTCCGTAGTCCACATCTTCACGTCTTCTACGTCACGTTTTGCCATGCCGGACATTTCGCCGAGTTCGGCGATCGCGCTCACGCTCGCGGCCATCGTCATGCGGATGTCGTCACTAAACGAAATCGCCGCTGGCGGGGGCAGCCCTAAAGCGCGCGCGAGTGCGCTTACAAACCGGGACTTGCCCGTGCCACCCTTTCCGATCAGTACGGGCACGATTGGGCACGGTGCGCCGGGTTTTAGTTGGCGCATGATGACGCCCGAGAACAGAACCTGTCCAGTGAAGGTCAACGCGTCAGACGGCATTGCGCCACACAGGTCGGTAAAGAACGTGTCCAGCCGCGGCAGCTTGTCCCATTGCGGCAGTGCGAGTACGGCATCTTTCCAGGGATCAGTGCGATTGCGGCGCGCGATCGTTTCGAGTGCGTCCTCAATCGGCTTCTTCGTTACATTGTTACAACCAATGCGCGAAAGCGCGTCGAGCAGATCGCCCACTTCGGGCGCATCGTCCAGGTCCAGTGCGTAGGTGCTCGCGTTGAAGGCCGGTTTGCAGCCGATTTCGCGCAGCAGCAGCGAAACTCCGTGGGTGATATTCACGAGCGGCGCAGACTTCTTGCCGGCCGCTTCGGGGTACTCAACCAGTCCGCACAACTTTTCCGCAGCCATGTCAAGCGGGGAAGCCAGATCAGCGGCGCGATCCTGCGTAAATTCGAAGAATTCTTGCAGCTTGTGAGACCAGACGCCGGGGCGGTCGTGCATCATCACGATTTCCGCTTTCGTGCAATCGCGTGGCTCAAGATCGGGACGCCAGGCATCGAATGGGTCTGCGCACTGAAACCCCAGCGATGCGGGGAGCGCGTCAACGATCTGCTGCACGGTTTGAGGGCCGATATTGTTGACGAATACGGTCCATGTTGCGGGCAGTTTGTGATCGCCGAGTGCGCGCGTAGCGAGCAAGCCCAAGCGCTCGCCCATCTGCTCATCTAACCCGCTCGCTATCGCATTCGTGCGCTGATAGTCAATTGCTATTTTCTTCGCTTCGCGGCGGCGTGCTTTCTTCGCATCGCGCTGCATGGTCGCAGCCCGGCGCGCGTCGATCTCGCGCAGCGGCGTGAGTAGCGCACAGTCGAGCAAGCCATCGGGCGAGCGCGCCTTGAGCGGCGGCCCGATGGGTCGCGTTGCACGAACGACAAACGCCTGTTCCTCGGGGACTTCGCGCACCACGCCGTCGCCGCATACGGGCGTTGCTTCGAACATGATCCGCGACGGCTGATACACGAGCGCATCCGAAAGTTGGCGGACCAGCAGCGCGCCGGACTTTGAGATTTTGATCGAACCGCGATTCGCGAGCCACTGCTCGGCCTTCATGCGCTCGGCCAAGTTTGGAATGTCAACGCCACGGGTAACGGCAAAATAGACGTGCACGCCGCGCAGGCCGCGGCCGCCGACGAACGAGGAAGACGACGGACGCGCCGCGCGCGTGATGTGGGCTAACCAGGGATGACATGCTTCAAGTGCGTCAAGTACGGCGGCGACTGACGTGAAATCGCCTGTATCGACGTCGATATCGACCGGGCAGAGCGCGGGTCCGGTAGGCCAGTCGAATGCCTCATTGGTGCGCGCGACGGCGTTCTGTCGAAACTCCACGCCCGCGCGCGTGGTGAGCGCCGTATCCCCGACGCGCGGCACGCCGCAGGTAATTGCCTGGCGCAACGTAAGGTTGCGCAGCACAGCGTCCAGCTCGCACACATCGGCGATTGTGCACAGCTTTGCCGTGCCTTCGGTCATATGTGCAATTGCCGTCGATTCGAGCTGGCCGTGCGCGTTGAGTGAATACCGCTTCGTCAGTTCGCAGTTGGTCGCTGCGATCTGCGTGAACGTGATTGTTGGCATGTGTGCGAATGGTCGGGGTGAACGGTCAACAGATTTTGATAGCTTTGTCAAATTTTGTCTAATAGCTTGTGGCTATCAAAAACCCGGCGCGAGCGCAGGCGCTACCGAGCGCGCTTAGTTCTTTCATCAGCTCAGCGTGCGCGCGCTCCGCAACGAAACGCGCGAATTGCCCGCAATGGGGCAAGGCTTCTTCGGGCACGCTCCAAAATTGTGTGTCGTGGTACGCATAACCCGAACGATATTTCCACGCGTGTGCACCACCGTGTTCGTCACAACGTAATTCCAGAAAACGCCGCACGCGGCCGCCGTTGCGGTTGCGCGCCGAGTAGTGCGCGCGAAAGTGACATTCGCCACCTTCCTGGCGAACACTGAATGTGTGCAGGCTACCCCGCGCAGGATTGACGATAAGTTCGAGAATTTCCATTTGTACTCCGGTTAGTGTGCCCAATCATATGACAAAACACTACCGAACTGCAAGGGGTGCCGCGCGCCCGCTATCGAGTGCTCGCTTAGTGACAAGATGACATGACAATATATGTTTTCACTTAGTATGCGAGACTCAAAAATGATCTAATTCCTCTCTTTAAGTGAATATGGCTTTATGGAGTCTATATAGAAATGACATTGTCAGCCCGTCATTTTGTCACGAATAGCACGGGCGTTCGTTGCGCCTTTGCGAAGTTCGCGTTAAACTTGCGCGACACTCACACGTAAAGGACGTAACAACATGTCAAACCCCGTAGTTGTGCACTCAAAACTGTCGTTTTCGGGCCGCGCGCGCTGGCGCGCTTGTCCGATTTCGGTCCAATTGTCCGCAGGCATGCCCGACAAGTCGGGGCCAGACGCCGAGGAGGGGACGCGCGCGCACGCCGTTGCGGAGTGGTACGTGCGCCAACTCGGAACGGCATATGGTCTGCCGCCCGCTACGGACGCGATGATGCAAGAAGCGCCGTTGCAGGACTTTCCCGAAGGTTTTGACCCGAAAGGCAAGACGTTGGAGAACTGGAACGAGGAACTGCGCGCGAACGGCAGGCTATATCGTGAGTTCATCCTATCGCGCATCCCTGCCGGTGAGCAGGCGTTTGTATCGCTCGAGCAGAAGGTGCGCGCAAAGTCGATCAGCGAGTACCTATTCGGCACAGCCGACTGCCTGATCTGGCTTCCGCGTCTGCGCAAGCTGATCGTCGTAGACTACAAGTATGGCTTCATGGAAGTAGAGATTGGCGACGAGCGCAGCGCTAATCCGCAGCTGGCCGCATACGCCGTTGCCGCTCTCGATCAATGCACGCTCGATGCCGAAGGCGGAGTCCAGCTTGCGGTGTTCCAGCCGAGGCGCATATTCGGCAAGTCGGCGCAGACGCTCGACTTGCCGTTCTCTTGGGTGCAGGCCGAGCGCGCCGCACTCGCGCGCGAAGTTGCCGCCGTCGCAGCCGGTGGGGAACCGAATCCGGGAGTGCACTGCCGCTACTGCAAGGGCAAGTCGAAGTGTCAGCCAGTGCACAATGCCCTTGCGGCTGGAATACAGGCCCATAGCGGCGCTCTCGATCTGTTGGCTATACCCAAGGATGACTTGATCACTTTGTGGGCTGCTCGAGCCGCTTTTAAAGCTTTCTGGGAAGATGTCGAAGAACTGATCGAACAGGAAGCCAAGGCGGGCAACCCGCGCTTGATGGTGAAAGAGACGAAAGGCCGCCAGATATGGGCCGATCAGGAGGCCGCCACGCTCACGTTGCTCGCGCTCGGGCGTACGGACCTGCTAAAACCAGGTAACGTCGGCGACTGCGCGCCGCACCTGCCCGACGACTGGAAAGCGCAGTTGATCCGCACTAGTGCGCCGTCGCGCTCAATCCGCCTTGCGACGGGTGTGCCGCCGTCCGAAGTTGCCGCGACTTTCGCAAAATATGCTAAGAAGTAGTTGACAAACGAACCAGCTAACACTAAAGTTTGGCTCATGGCGCAGCACGATTGGTAAGAAGACCAAACGGCAGTAACGGGTAGGGTGTTGCGCCGTACCTTTAACCTTTTATCTGGGAAACTTTGAACATGGCTCTCGATCAACACGTTGCAATCCTCGCGCACTCCTCGCTAGACGTTCCGCGCGTCAACCGCCTCAATCCCCAAAAACCCGCATCGTTCTATGCACAGATCGCTTTTCCGCCCGCCGCCGGCGCCGACCTGCACGCGCTCGCAGCGGCAGTCGCGCCGGGCGGCAACTTCGCGGGTCTTGAAGTCGGCGTGAAGACGAATGGTCAACTTGCGAAGCCGTTGCCGGGAATTCCGGCAGACTGGTTCGTGATACGCGCGTCAACGCAGTTCGCCCCGTACGTCGTGGACGGCGCCGGCAACCATTTGGACCAGAACAATCCGGCAAATCACGGCGTCATCAGGTTCGTGTTCTACGCGGGCAAAAAGGTACGTGCGGCGCTGTCGGCATACTTCTGGACTCACCCGGCAACCGGCAAGCGCGGTATTTCGTTCAACCTGCAAGGACTCATGGCGTCTGACGACAGCGAGCGGCTGAACATCGGCCCGGGTACGATCGTCAACGCGTTTGCTCAGTACGCCGATCCGAGCAAGGCCGCAGGCTTCACCGCAACACCGGGTGCGAATGCGCAAACGGTCGAAACGCAGCAGACGCAAGCGGCGAGTGCGAACCCTTTCGCGCAGCAGACGCAAGCGGCGGCTAATCCGTTCACGGCCGCGTAAGCGACGAAGTATCGCTCTGCGACACGCATTAAACAAAGCCCGCTTCGGCGGGCTTCCTCTTCCCCGCTAGCGTTACATTGTGTTAATATCGCGCTATGACAGCTTATTACAATGAGGTTGACCCCTACGCCGCGCAGTGGTTGCGCAACCTTATCGAAGCCGGCCACATCGCTTACGGAGTGGTCGATGAACGGAGCATCGAAGATGTACGACCTGACGAAATCGCGGGATACACCCAATGTCACTTCTTCGCCGGAATCGGTGTCTGGTCGCACGCGCTTCGACGCGCAGGCTGGCCTGACGATCGACCTGTTTGGACCGGTTCCTGTCCGTGCCAACCTTTCAGCGCGGCAGGCAAAGGAGCTGGGTTTGATGACGAGCGGCACCTCTGGCCTGCGTGGTACTGGCTCATCGGCGAGTGCCGACCTCCAGTCGTCTTTGGAGAACAGGTTGCGAGTTCGGCTGTCGATCCTTGGATCGACCTTGTACACGCTGACGTGGAAGCGCTGGACTACCACTTCGGGTGTGTCCCGTTCCCGTCTGCGGGCGGTGGTGCTCCGCACATCCGCGATCGAGCTTTCTGGCTGGCCTACGCCAACGGCCGCGCTCGCCGAGAAAGGCGTGCGCACATTCGAAGGGGGCTTGATGGAAGCGATGCGCAGTCATGGTCCGGATCTGGCTGCAACGGTATGTCTGGCCGGCTGGCCGACTCCGACGGTGAGCAACGCGGAGGGATCACAGTCGTTCGCGGGACTGAGCTCGACGGGCAAGACGCCGGACGGCCGCAAGGTTGCGGTGAGCCTGAATCACGTGGCGCAGTTCGCGGGCTGGCCGACGCCCACAACAACGGATGCGTTGCGCAAGCCAGCGGCGCAGTTCTCGACGACGAACATCACGTTGAACCATGCAGCCGCGCTGCTAAAGGACAACCCGATGCCGGCCCGACTAACAGCTTCTGGCGAGCTGCTGACTGGCTCCTCTGCCGGGATGGAAAGTGGCGGGCGGTTGAACCCGGCGCATTCCCGTTGGCTGATGGGACTCCCGCGAGAGTGGGACGATTGCGCGCCTACGGAAACGCGATCAACGCGCAAGCCGCGAAAGTCTTCATCGAAAGCGTAATGGACTGCACCCCTTGAAAAACCTGACGCTTAGACTGCCCTTCCCCCCGTCCCTGAACCGCATCTGGCGCGCGGTTCAAGGGCGCGTTGTGCTGGCGGCAGCGGCGCGCGAGTGGAAAGCGGCCGCCGTCAATTTGCTGCCGCGCGGGCGCGTTGCCGCGCCGCTCGAAGGCCGCCTGGTCGTCACGCTGCTACTCTGCCCGCCAGCGAAATACGGCAAGCGCAAGTGGGACGTTGCGAACCGCGAGAAATTGCTCGCGGATTTCCTCACCGAACAGCGAATCTGGTTAGACGATTCGCAGATCGATACTTGGCTGATCGTGCGCGGCGAACCTTCGGACAGGGGTTATGTTGACATTTTGATATCCTCGTATTAAACTTCGCTCAACTTGAACGAGGTACATCAGGGGGACGGCTCATTGCCGCCATCGCGCTTTTGCGCGCGCATCGACAGCGATAGTCCGTCGGCGTACCCCCGGCCTCGTGTCGGGCGCGCATATGTGCATGTCTACCTGGAAATTCTGATTGACAAACCGTTGTAATTCGGTTAAGTTACGATTACCTTTCAACCACGGAGTTTAAGATGTCCTTTCTCGATTCCCTTCAGCAAGACGCATTGGCCGTTCTCCATGCCACGGCAAACGCTCTTCACGCGCAGCTCGCAAACACGCTCGCGCAGGCCGGCCACCCGGTGAGCGAAGCCGATCACGTTGACACACTCGTACAGACCGCGCAGGGGGCCGCTACGGGCGCTGCGGGTGCGCCGACCGCAACGAGCACCGCCCCGAACTACGCCGATCACGCTCTGGCGACGTTCAACCAGTCGATGACTGCGGCGCTGATCCAGTTCGCACAGCAGCACCTGCCGGCGAAGTTCCAGGGCGTCGCCGCTGACGCTGCGCAGACTGTGGCCGATATCGCCGCAGATGGCAGCGTGACCGCGAACGAAGTGGCCGGTGCAGTGGCGAATATCGGTGCGGCCGTCGCCTCGGCAGTCGCGCCGGGCGTTGCTCCGATCGCGCAAGCTGCCGCAGCGAGTGTCAGCGCAGTCACGAGCGGGCAAATGGCGCCGGAAGCGGCTGTTGCAGACGTAGCAAGCTCAGCACTGCAAGCGGGTGAGTCGATGGCCGCCGAAGCAGCAGACAAGGCGCTGCCGGGCGCGGGTGCGTTCGTGAGCGGCGTCTTCAGCGTAGTCGAACGCGCGCTGTCTGGCAAAAGCACGGCGGATACGCCGCCGACCGCAAACACCTCGGGTATGTAAGAAGACCGCCATATCGAGCCGCATGAAACCTACGAGCAATTCGTTGCGGACGCGCGCGCCCGGCATGGCGACAAGTTTAGCTGTCCGGCGGACGGTAAATACACGGGCGATTGTTGCCGCGCGCGCATTATCTGCCGCACACACGGCGCGTTCATGAAAGACGTGGTGGCGCCGTCAGGTGCCACCGCGGCAAAGCATAAGGGCCGCAAGGCCACCGCGAAAGGAATGGCGTCACCGCCGTTCGGCGCACTTGGCGGAATCTACACACTGCCGTTCAGGGCCTAAACGATCACACTTTTCGCGAGTGCCAGCAGGGCTTGCCGATCGGCAAGCCCGTTCAAACCGCCGTTGATTCGGCGAGTGATCTTCTCGAAGTCGCCCGCGTCCGCGAGCGCATTCAATCCTTTCGTGCTCCAGTACCACGCCGCCGACAGTGCGGCGTTGTCGGGTTGTTCGAGCAGCGCGGGCTGGGCCGTCAATGGCAGGTCCAACGCCGCGCCGGCCATCGCGTAGTTCGCGCGACCGGTGATCTGAATAAGCCCGCGGCCCATGAACAGCTCGCCATCGCCCGGCTGCGTATTGCCGAGGTCCTTGCGGCCTTCATAGCCCCGCTGCGCGAGTGTCGGCCCCCACAACTCCTTCACGTAGACCAGCCGCCCGCTCTCATGGCCGATCTGCGCGGTGAACATTGCCTGTCGCGACGGCGTGTCAATCCCCCATAGCGCCATTGCGGCGCTGATGGGGTCCGCCCACACCTGCGCCCGACGTAGCGGAATGCCGAGCGCAGCGGAGAGTGTCTGCGGGGTCATGGCTTGGCCGGTACTTGCTTGACTATGCAGGTTTGCTCGTGCACGGCGCGAGCCGTGTGCAGTTCGTAGAATGACGCGGCTAGATTAGCGAGCGCGAGAACCAGAAGAATCGCCACGGTGTGGCGGACAAGGCGTGGACTCATGATTTACTCTTTCCCTCAATTTCCCCTATTGTGGACTTGTGCTCATCGCGTGTCGCGTCATTTGCTTCGTTACACTTAACAGGTTCTTCATCAGGGATGTTCACGCCTAATTTCGACTCGATCAACCGCTCCAAATAGTCGATTGTGCGCTGCGCACCGAGCCACCCCGACACACCAACGAACACGAAGGTCAGATCGTCGGACACGCCACCAGCGTGGCAAAGCTTCGCCACGAGCAGCCCGACGAACCCGGCACCGAGCGCGCCAAGCATTGCTGTCTGCCAGGTCGATGCTTCCTTGCGCATCAGCGCCCCGATCAACCCCCCAAAGAAAGCCAGCGTGACTTGCGACAGGCTTTCGAACCATTTATTGTCGTCGACCTGCATCAAGCGTACTCGCGAACGATAACCCGGCCTGCGCCACCGGCGCCGCCGTAAAAAGCGGGTTGGCCAGGCCCGCCAACGGCGCCCCCGCCGCCGGCACCAGGTGATTGGGAGTCCTGCCCGTTGCCGCTCAAATTGAATGGCTGACCGCCTTGGCCGAAATATGACTGCCCACCAAAAGAGCCTACAAGTTGCGCGAGCGACAGCACCGAAGACGTAGTGGCCGCGCCGCCTTGCGCGTTTACGCTACCATTGAAACCCAACCCTCCCGGCGCAGAGCCGACTGAGAACGGGAAAGTTCCGCTAGTCACCCCCTGAAACCCTCCAACACCACCTGTCGCGTAAAGTAATGCGCCGAACGAGGCTTTTTGACCGGGGTTACCCGCATTAGCGCCAGGCGCCGTCCGCATACCGCCGTCCCCGACAACTATCGCGACACTAGAAAATCCGCTAGTAAAAACCTGTCGCGCATACCCGCCCGCACCACCGCCGGAAGCAATCGCGGATTGGCTACCTGATGTCGCCCCCGTGCCGCCACCCGACCCGCCACCAGCCAAAACTTCCACATCAACGCTTGTCGTGAGTGCCAACGGATTGAACGTAGATGCACCAGTTGTCGTGGCTGCACCACCATTAACTGACACGAACTGAACGCCGCCAACGTTGCTATAGACAGAAGTACGAAGCAGCCGCCCTGTCGCCTGCCCGAGCTGTAGTGGTTGCGTACTCAACGTGGCGGCTGCGACGTTCTCCGCTGCCTGCACGATATTCGTGCCGTCGCCACTAACGCGAGTCGGGGACGCGTTTTGCGGAATCGTAACGCCCGAACCGGCCGCTGTTTTTACGATCGTCACGAAAGCCCCAGTCGTGCTGTTCGTGATCGTCCAATTCGTGACCCAGTTCGGCAGGATGACGGTCAGTGCGCTGGTGAGCGTACCCGCGAGCGTGATGCTGCCTTTCGCGGCCTGCGCGGGCGTCGGTGTAACTGTTCCGCCCGTCAGGCCCGTGAGCGCGGTCGTACCGTACTGGAAACCCGGCACCCAGTTCGTGCCGGTTGTGTCCGGGTTGTTCTGGTTGTTGTCGGCAGTGTTAATCCAGTTGCCGAGCGAATCCGCGCTTTGGAGATATGCGCCTTTCGGGTAGCCGTTGATGTTTGAGTTCGTCGCGAACGTCGAATCATACTGCCACTGGCCGCCGTTCAGAATCCACCAGGCGACGCGCGCCACCTGATTCATGCCGCCGTTGAAATCCTCGCCCTGGGGCGGCACACCGCCCGATTCCGGCGGCTGCATGGTCAGCGGCGGGAAGCCGAGCGTCTGCGACGCGCGCGTAGGATCGGAAGTCGTGACGGGCAGTTCGACGCGCGCCGTGTCTCCTTGCGCGAAGGGTACGTACCACTTGAGCGGAATAGATGCTTGTGCGGTCATATCGGTTTCACCTGTTCAATAGGCAAAGTATATCATCGTGTCACTGCATTACGCGCAAGTAGTAGACGGACGCAGTCGGCGCCGCCCCCGTGCCGCTCTTAGCTTGGCAGACAGCAGTCGTGACGACCCCCGGCGCACTGACATAGGCGTGCCAAAAGAACGCGTCGCCGGGGTATGTGGCGGGTGTTGCGGCGACCGTGTTGCCGACGACTGCACCGGTTACGGTCGTGTTGACTGTCGCGCACGCGCCTTCGACCAGATTCGAGCCGCCAATGCTCGCCGTTGTCGCTCGCAGTGGCGGCTTGATGTCCACGCCCCGAAGCGTGAGCGTGCCGGGGATGATGAAGTTCGGCGCTGTGTTGACTTCGGGCCACACGTCTGACACGCCATCCGTGTAGGCGAGCAGCGACGTGTTGTTGCCGCTTCCTTGGGGCAGGGTGAAACCCGTACCGGTCGAACCGCCCAAACCATCCGACAGTTTGACAGTGATCGAGAATGCGCCAGTCGTGTTGTTCTGGAAGCCGATCCGACGCGCGCCAGCGAGGTACGTGCCGTTCGGGATGACGATCGTTGCGTTGCTCGTCAGTGTGCCGCTGAGGCTGGCCGTACGCGAGCCCGCAGGCAGCGGAGACCCCGAAAGCTGCGGCGTGCCGCTGTAGCCCGTACCACCATAGAAAACGGTCGCAGCAGTCACGGCGCCGCTTGATACCGACGATACATACAACAGGCCGTCGCCATTGCCGCCAACCATCGTGATCACGTCACCGACCTGGTAGCCCGTGCCGCCTGCGACAATGCCTGTCACGCTCGCAATCGCACCGCTCGAAGTTGTAACGCCAAAGATCGCACCAATACCTGCCGTTGCGAAGTTATACGTACCACCCGTAATGGTCATCGGGACGTAAGCCGTGCGCGCGAGGATCAGTTGCCTGACAAACGCACTCGTCGTGACGCGCGTCGAGTTGTCCGTGTAACCCTGCGTCACGGCGTGTGTGTTTGCGCCAAAGGTGTTCGCACCGTTCAGCGTGACGGCGCCGGTCGTCAGGATTGATGTCGATCCGTTAATCGAGCCGCCAGTGATTGCCGGCGCGGCGAGCGCAGCATTCAGCGCCGTAGCAGTCAGCACCGTGTTTGATGAAAACTGTGCGCGCGCCGAGACGCAGGCCACGGAGAGCACGATTGCCAAACATATGCGTTTCATACTTACCCTAATTGGGATTGATCGAGTATAAATGCGCTGCCGGAGTTACTCAGCAGGCTACCCCCGGGCGCGCCCCTCGGGTAGAACGGACCCTGACCCCAACCCGTCACATACTTCGGATCGGCGCCGTCGTTCATGCTCTCGAAACCAAACGGGGCATAGGCGATCACTTCGTAAATGAACGTCGCGGTCGTACCGGCAGGCTGCGGGAACAATCCTGATTGAATGATCGATTTTTCGACTGGCGTCGGAAAGAATTCGAAGTGATAGCCAATGTGCATCGGGTTCGCGATGTCATAGCCGACGAAACAGCGCCCGCGCGCCCCGAACATGGCGCGCATCAGTGCATTGATCGACGGGCAGTCGCATGTCGCGATGTTCGCCGCGGCCTTCACTAGCAGAAGCTGGCGATAATAGGCATCCTGCAAGGGGAACGACACGGTGCCGGCCGCTGCGCCACCGTAGAACGGTGCCTGCGACCACGGTTGCCACTGCATGCCCGGCGTCGAATTGATGTTGAAGCCGAAGTTGTCGCCCGGCGTCTGCGCGATCTTAATATAGCGCGACTGTCCAAGGATTCGCCCCCATATGTCAAGTCCGAACCCTTGAGCCGTCGAGATGTCCCAGACGTAAGACAGAAACTGGTCCGTGAATTGCGTCGGATCGATCCATTGATCGAAGTCGGAAAGCAGCGCAAGCAGCGTCGGGCTGTTCGCGTACTGCCTCATCACCGTTTTGCCGAGGTATCCGGTCGTCACGATACGGTCTCCGCCACCAGCCACACGAGCCGCATTGCATGCGCCAGTTCGGGCGCTTTGTGCGGGCCGACGTTTTTGCCAACACTTGGGCTAGAAATCAGGTAGATGCCAGTTCGTTTCATCATACCGAGACGGCGTTCACCGTGACACTCAATTTAGGAAGTACGGGTTGCTGGTCAATACCCATCGTGAGCGACGCACCGCTACTTGGCGCAGGGCTAGTGCCGATAAAGATTGTCACGGGCGTGATGTTGCCAAGCGCGAGGATCGGCGCACTATATTCAGCGGCAACGATCTGACCACCGATCCGTGCGCGCGGCACGCTGATCGTGCCGTCAGCCGACGTGAAGCCGTTCGCGAACGCTGCCGCGACAACCGCCTGCACCTGCGTAATGTAGTTCGCTGGCAGCGTGGAAAGGTTCGCCACATTGACCGTGATGTACACGCTTGTGTTCGCGGGGCGAACGAAGCGCACCGGATACGTCGGGTACGGCGCGACGTAATTTACCGTGTCCTGCACATTGACCGTCACGAGCGTGCCGAGCCCAGCCGACGTTGACATACCGCAACCGCAATCTAGCTTTGAGTTGATTGCCGCCGCCACATCGGCGTTTGCACCGCCCGTCACGCTAATTGCGAGCGAGTGTGCCGGAATTGGGTAGCTCGTCGTGCCGTAGGTGATTGCGGCATCGCCACCGTTGTTGTAGATAAACAGGTCCGTGACGCCCGTCACGTTCGCGATAGCGGCGCGCACGTTCGCGGCTTGACCGACACCGCCGATCTGCACGGATGCGGCGCGGCGCGTCTCGAACTCGACACGAGTTTCGGTATCCGTGCCGGGTGAACTCGGTGCGCTGTTCGATACCGCTATCCAGTTCGGGACTTGCTGATAGATGCGAAGATCATTGACGCCCGCGGCGGGCGCACTGCCCGCTACGAGAGATTGAAATATAACGGGTGCCGTGCCGCCGGCGCTATAGACGACCTCCGTTGTCGATGCCCAGATCGTGCCGTCAGCCGACTTGACCTGAGAACCTGCGGGGAGCGTCGCGCCGATCGTGCCGGTGACGGTTGCCTGTACTGTTGCAAATGTCGCAGCTTGCCGCGTCAGGAAGTAGATGCGGCCGAGCGCGTCCTGATAGACGCCGCTGGCGGTCATCGGGTCAATGTTCGCGATCAGGTCGGCTAGCGCCGCCTGAAAGGCCGTGACCATGTACGCCTGGGACTGTTGAAGCTGCCCTTGCGGCGTTGTCAGTTCGGTGTTGAGCGCCTTGCCCGAAAGGGCGAACGCGGACGCCCAATCCGCCTGTACGCCCGACAGAATGGTCTGTTCGTCGAACGTTTTCAGTCCGGTCGGGGTAAAAACTGGAATTGGGACATTTGTAGCCATGGCGCAGAGTGTAACGCAATCTCAACGGCATGGCGATAGCTACAGATTATCGGTCAGTTGCGCGGCGGCCCGACTACACCACCCTGCGGATCGTTGTGGGTGTGCGTCGATTGCCTCACGCCGTTGATAATCGCGTCAGGTGCGACGATCGTGCCCGCGAAGGCATACGCGCCGGCGCCAGTCTTCGTGCCCGACATCGTGCCGTTGAGCGTCACATCGGCGTCGATCGTGAAGCCGCCTGGCGCGGTTAGGTGCGCGGTCGTGCCAGCGGTGATCGTGACGCTCGACCCCGCCTGGAGCGTAATCGCGCCGGGCGAATGGATGACGATACCCGCGCCGCCCGGCTGAAACTGCACATATTGTGTCGCGTCCGGGTTCAAGACTCCGCCGATATACAACCCGTCCGCTGTGTTGTGCGAACGCTGCGTTGCTGCGGGGCCGGGCGCGCGCGTTTGCTTCACGTTCGTGATGTCGTTCTCGGCGAAAATCGCGATGCCGATATCGTTCACGACCGGATCGAGAATCACCGCGCTGGGTCCGCCCTGGTATCGCACGTACGGCACGTTATAGATTGGTGCCTGCGCGAGCACGAGATTGTTCGTGTCCGTCTCCATTACGAGCGGCTGCACGGTCAGGAAGCCCACTTTGCCGGATACCGGATTAACCGCCTGCACCTGCACGAGTTGGCATGTGTGCACGCCAAGCAGCAACCTCGTGATGATGAACAGCTGCGCACGGTCGGGGTCAAACTGAGCTTCAAAAGGTGAATTGTAAAGTTTGCCGGTCATAGTTTTCCACGCCGCTGCCGATTGGGGGTCATTCTACATAACTGCGGAATGCGGCGTATTCGGGGTGCTTCAGCTGTGCCGCGCGAAACATCGCGCCAAGAAGGTGTAGGTGTCCAAGGTAGACACGGCCGCTGCGACAGCACCTCGACGACCATGTAGCCGGGTGCCCACAGGCGCAGAGCTTGTTCAGGAATTTTTCACCACCTCGCCGGTTTGCATGTTCTTTACGCGCGCGATCGTCCATTCGGTGCCGGCAATAAGCTGCTGCGCATATAGTAGCGCAGCGTTGTAGTCGGCAGCCTGCACGATGATCGTATGCGCGTATTTAACGGGGTGCACCAACTTGAACGCGAATTGCACAAGGTTACTCATTGTCCGTTTCCTTTCGCACCGAATGAGTTGCACGCGAGACTGGTCGTCCACCGGCCGCCGGGCACGTTTGGCTCTATCTGGTGCGACAGCACTGCGGCAACCCATAGTGTGCGGTTGACAAAATCGAACTGCTGCGTTTCGACATCGCATGCGACGCCCGGGCGCAATAGCGGGTTAAACAGCGTATCCAACTGAATACCGCTTGACGAATAAACGGGCAACCGGTTCATACCGTTATCGACCGCGACGCGCACTGGCGTATCTGTGAGCGGGGCGTTTGCAAGGCGGACTATCAATCGCTGCAACACGATAGTCCACGTCAATTGTGGATAGTGCCGCATCAGGTCAATGACCTGATCAAGCGGCGCGCCAGTCAGCCGCAAGTCCGTACACTGGATAGCAGGGATGTCTGCGGC